TAACCTTCTGCAAGATATCCTTGGAAAATCTCTTGGGCTTCTTCTAGTGTTTGAACGATAGTTGAAGTTACATTCCAAATCTTTTTACAATCTGCTCTTTGTTTGCTTATGATTGCTTGAAAAGTAGAATATCGTTTTGAGTATGGAGTGCCACAATATCCGTCAACGAATTGAACATATGGAATCAAATCCCAAACAGCAGCATGAACCAGTGATGCTTCTTTGGCAGAGATTGTACCTTTGTTTGCTTTGTTCAAGATGCCATTACCAGTCTGCCTATCAGCAAATTGGTGGTCGCCATCCAACATTACAAGCAATTCTCCATCAAAGACACAATCAACATTACCAGCAAGTGCAGCAAACTCTGCTTCGAGATTACCCAACAACAGAATCTGTTTTCCATTTCGACTACGGAATTCTACCTTACCATCACGGACAATAGCATTGAATCGCATACCATCCATCTTCATTTGAGCATAGGCTGGGAACTTAATCTTGTCAACCAACTTCTGTTCGAATGGACTGCATAACATGCATGGGTATTCAGGAATCAAACCAGACCAAACTTTGTTGGCAGTCGATACATCAACACCACACTTCAAATCTTTGGAGATGATTCTCTCCAGTACCTTAGCATCATCGGCTGATACGGATGCGAGAAGCATACGGAGATATTCAATTGCTGCATTACCAGTAACGACTCTTTCCTTCAAGTCATACAATGCAAGCATGGCTTGATCAAGACTTGTTTGTTTCGAGTCAGTGGTATACTCAGGAATCTTTCGTTGATAGAATTGAGTAAATGGATCTAGTGCTAGCCGAATAACCTCACGCAGAGTTTCGTTATCGCTCTGTGCGTTTAATTGGTCGATCTTGAAATTGCGTGAGGCATTTTCAGCAAGACTGTTTAAGAATTCATTTATGTTCATTCATCACTCCATCAATATGTTTACACTTACCATGATATTTAAAACCGATACAACTACAGACCATACCATTCTCTGATTCTTCTACGGTATATACGTGGTCTTTGCTACCTTTAATTTCCCAAATTTTATTCGTGGACTTTTGTCCTTCGAAGTGCATATTGCGTTTGATAACTTTGAATTTACGATATCGAGTATCAAATCGAATTGGATTCTTGAACATCATAAAATCTTTGGGATTACTCTTCTTGAAGTAACCGAAAATCTTTTCCATGTTTTCAGTCAGGATGTAGGTATGGTTACAATCCATACCATCTTCCCACTTCGTAATTTCTCTTGCAAGGATCATGCAACTTCCTTGAAGTAACCATAAGGCAGACCTTGCGTGAAACAGAAATACTCGAAGTCGCCATTAGCACCCTCAGCATCCATCAACCAAGCAATGACACGTTCACGATTAGTACCAGTGTGCATTAGGTTGAGTACGCTATCTTCGAAACGAACAATCGCTTCGGCTTCGCTTTCTTTGCGAGCAATTTCTTCCTGCTCGATAACTTTGCCAAGCAATTCGAATTCAGCCATGAAGACTTCCTCAGTCCAAGCAGAGGTATCGACACCACGAGGACGCACACCATATGCATCCTTGTACATGTCCCAGTACTGACACTGCATTTGTTCCAACACAGACATCTCTTCCCAAGACTTGAATTCGTTTGACATTTGCAGTTCCTTTTCGATTTTCATACTACTATTATACCCCAATTATGAATTAAAGACAACACTTAGATGCAACTCTTGCGAGGGAATCCAGCTGCAAAACCAGAAGTCCCAGTGGAACCAGATCTTGTAACTTTACCAGACATGCGTTGCGTTGGTGCTTTGCGTGCCTTTACAACTTCGATCGATCCACCCTTCTTCAAAAACAACTTCAATTGTTTTTCGGTTTCAGCACGGATCTCAGATTTTGATTTATAGAACATAATATATTTTCCTCTCAATTATAGACGGGACAGATTGATAACACGACCAGCAAATTCGCTAAACGAAACACGCTTAGGAACAAAAACGATTTTACCCACACGACCTTTGTCAGTCGCATCAGACCAAGAATCTTTGGTCACGGTAATTTTGTAAGCATCGTAACCTTGCTCATTTGTTTCACGCTCCACGACACCTTCAACGAAACAATCTTCACGACCAACCATAGGTTTGAAGTCATAAGAACGAATCACATCACCAGTTTTAACAATCATTTTCACTTCCTTTTCAATTTTCATACAACTATTATACAGCAAGTTGCAATTAAAGACAACAACTATATGGAATAAACCCTACAGGTCTGAGGGGATTAGAAACCCTTGTAGATACAGGGGTTTAGAATGATGAAAACCCTCTACGAGAGAGGGTTTGGAGGGAGGTCTAGGGAGAGCCTAGAGAGGGTTACAGACCGACTAAAGCAGACGCTGGAGCGATCTCTATCCCTGAACCGAATAATCGGTTGAATTCGTTGACCATTTTGGTCGATGGAGTTCCTTCTGAAGCAATAGAATGTCTATGAAGTTTCACAATTCCTTCTGAGTAAGGCATGAATGGCATCAATGCTAAGCCAACACCTTCTTTAGTTTGCTGCATTAAAATTGTTGCAGTCGTTTCGCATTCATATCCATAACCAGTTGATTCTACTTTGGCAATAAGTTCTTCACCACTAATCAATTTAAATACTTTAATGTCTTTCATTTCAATCCTCTATAACAAGTTGTTCAATAAACTCTGCTGCACAATTTTGATCAGTAAAATAATTTATCACTGTTCTAAAATCATAACAATTAAGTGCCATTACCAATATCTGTTTGTTTTTGTAAACAGATATTTTGAGAACCCAGTCGCCTCTGCGCACGGCAACGAATGAGATCATGTTTGGAGATAGTTTGGCTTTCATACAAGTATTTAGGGAGAGCCGAAACTCTCCCTACTTGTACGATTATTTGTTTATCTTCCGATACCCTTTGTCATCGCATCTGCTCTGGCTTTACGAGCCTCAACAAGTGCTTCAAGCATAAGGACAAAAAATTGTTTACAGCGTTTCAGCAGCTTTATCATAAACATTCTCCTGCAACAATTCCTTACCTTTACGAGACTTTACTTGAATCTTCTTTGGTTTCTTTTCTTCTGGAATCAAACGCTCCAAAGCGATCTTAAGAATACCATTGAACATCTCAGCGTCTTTAACTTCGATGTGGTCATCGATAGCAAACGCACGAGTGAACGCACGATTAGCAATGCCTTTGAACAAGAAGTTATCTTCTGTATCTACAGATGCAATATTACCCTTAACTACTAACTTGCCACCATCGATCTCGATGTCGATTTCGTTTTGACCGAAGCCAGCAACAGCCATCTCAATAGTGTAAGAGTTCTCCCCATTCTTGCGAATGTTATATGGAGGATAGTTGGGGATATTTTTAGTGATATCGTCGTGCATTTTCTGCATACGAGTCACTTGATCGTCAAACCCTACAAAGAATTTGTCGAAGTCCTTGAACGCTGGACCAAATGCAATTTTGCCAATATTAAAATCAGTCATCTCATTCTCCTTATTGTTTAACAAATGCTTTTTTAGCATCGAATGTGTAAGCTGAAAGACCAAGAGACGTATAAAAGTCTACATGTGCTTTAGCTACAATCTTTGCGAAAGAAGATTGGGCTTGAATAAATTGATTGAGTGGTTTTTTTAGTTCTTCGTTTTTGACGCAGGTCTCAACGAATTTAGATTTGATTCCTTGGAAGGAATCGATGGCTGTGTTAATGTTATTCAACATTGTTTTCTCCTATTAAGCGAGTTTAATTAAAAGCGATATCCCGAAGGCATATCATTAATGCTGGTTACTAGTTCCAGCGACAGCTTAACGTACTGTCAGCTTTACCAACGATTCGTAACTTAGTGGTCCTAAGGTGAATTCTTATCGATTCATCACATACATAGTGATTTCGAATCCGTATCTCATTTCTACTGCTTCTGGTTTAGTCCACATATTCATCTCCTTAGTTATGTCCAAGACGGACACTTATACTTATTCCCCGAAGGCAAATAACACACTAAAGAAAATCATTATTTTAGACTAATGCTAATCCTTATTTATACTTTTGGTGTTTCAGTAGTTTTGGCGAATGCTTCTGCTTGTGGGTCGCCTTGCGATTTAATCTTACCGATTAATGCAACGACTTCCTCAAAAGGATGCTTGCCCAAAACACGCAACACAGTGTTTACTTCTTCTATACTCAGTTCAAGTTTAATCATTTTAGATTCCTATAAAATTATTTAGTTTTCTTACCAATGTTATATTTAGGAACAAGTTCCCATTCGGCTTTCTCTTTAAAAGAGACCACCTTAATTTGAGATAATGATGCCTTTTGCTCACACTGCGCTGGATGTAGAATCTTCAATAGATCCCAATCTTGCAATAAGCCAGCAATAGCGTTTCTTCTCTCAATATCGCCACTCGTGATGTTAGATTCTTTACCATCAAGAGCAAACAATTCTTTGAAGTGGACAATAAAGTATCTACCTTGCTT